TCATGGAACCACGGACCAGGTGGTGATGGATGGAAGAAAATACTTCCTACTATGATCGGTCACATGTACGTTGGAACTGGTAATAACGCACAAAATGGTAATCAAAAGGTTGATGATACTACAGGCATACAGGTTAGAGGTCTTGACTTTGGTAATATGGGTGAAGAAAACTTTGAAATGGGTATGAGAAAGGGATACTGTTTAGGAAACTACAATGGTGCTCAGAACAATAATACCTTCAAGGTGAACTATGGAACCGATTCATATAATAATCTTGGTGGATCATCACCCCCAACTGGTCACGATGGTATGAGTTCTGCTCACTGTTGTTCATCCAGTTCAATATCTGGTACAACTACTGGTGGTTCAGTAGTGTATGACTACGGTACAACTATTCCTAATTACTAATGGCAACGAAACCTGACATAATCGTCATAGACGAAGAGAAATATCCTCATATTGCAACTGTAGGCACAAAGATGGGTGAAAACCTTGCTTTGGAATACTATTCTTTAGATGATGAACAATTCCAGTATATACCACCTCATATACACTATCTAAGATTTGACTATAATACAGCAAGTTTTGGTATGAGATACTGGGGTGAAGTCAGAAGTATGAAATCTGAATATGGTGTAGATGATAGTGGTACAACTTTAAAAGAAAAGGTAGCAGTTGACTCTACACTTGGTGCTAAGTATGTTAATCCTTTTATGAAAGGGGTAATAACATTAAAGATTCAAGAGATATTTGAAGAAAGATATTCAACATTATATGATTCATGGGGTTTCTTAGAAAGAGAAACATGGACAGATCAATTATGTGAGGCAACCGCATATATTGCTGATAATTCCTTTGAGACAAAACTGATACATAGATTAGCAGAGGTTAGAGGATTGACAACCGCAGACTTTGCTGCTATAGTGATTGAGAAGCAAGCATCATGGAAAACTAAAGTCTATGACCTTGCAGTTCAAGAACAAACATTGATAACCAAATTAAAATCTTGTGCTAATGTAGCAGAGATTAATGTATTCTTAGAAGATTACTTTGGTGTAGCAATGACAAGTGAACAATGTTTAGATTACGGAAGGTGCACAAAGGATGAAGAAACAGGACTCATCAGCAGAAAAGAATCAATTAAGTACGGAATCCAGTTCTAAAGGACATAGGAAACCTAAGGTTTCTATTCCATTTGAAAAGACATTATCAGACATGGAGGTCACAGCTAATGAAGGTTGGGACTTGAGTGAATTTGATAAGAATTTAATTGATTGGACAGACTCACAGTTTTTCGGGCAGACGGAATATCAAAACAAATATTTTGTAGTAAACTCACAAGTCACTCCTTGGCGACAAATGAGACAGGCGATCATGGAAATACAGACTCGTCTCAATGCTATACAAAAAGTGACCATACAATATAAACGTACGAAAAATGATATTGAACGTACGAAGGTAGAAATGGAAGAGGAGGAGAATAAATTTTATAAGCAAGATAAGGAGTATGAGTTAGAATTACTTTATATTGACCTACAGGTGTGGGATAATAAAATGCGTCAATCAAAGGATGAGATAGAAGGTTTACTTAGAATTATCAAAGAGAAGTTAGGAAAAAATCCTGATGAGGAATATGACTTTGAAGAACTCAAAGAAACTGTATTGAATAAAGAGGTTGAAGAGAAAGAAGAGCATAAGTATTGGATTGCAAGGATGGCAAAGCAATCTGCTCTTGATTTATTAACAACTGGTAGACTACAGGCAGGTAATCTTGATAGTATGTTAATGATGTCACCAGAAGATCAAGCAGCAGTGACCGATCTTGCATTAACATATTCTACTGCTATGAATATCAACATAGGTAAGATCAAAGCAGCAGCAGAGAAAAAGGTCGAGCACCTCATGGAAAATGAGACACCACAAATGTTTGATACTACAGGAGTCCTAACTGATTATGCACACAACAATGTCACAGGAAGATCTATTCTCCCTTCCGATAAACCCGAAGATAAGTCCTGATGATATTGAAGATAAGGTAATACCTTTTCTTAATGAACATAAGCATTTAATATACGACCTGTATTTTACTACGAGGATGCCACCATTCATGCAAGACGCAATGGGGGATGTATTTCGTGGTGTAAATGATAGTAAACAGGCAGTAAAGAACGCATTTTATATTTCTCAAAAGACAGAACTACCATTATCTGCTACATTCAATAATATATGGGTGAAACCAGATCAAAAAAATCTTGAGGAATTTATCACCAACTTTAAATTTTTATATGATAATGGTGTACGAATAGCAACCATTCCCCATACATCATGGGTAATGACAGGACAGATACAGAAAGAATATCCAGAATTAAAAATTAAGAATACTATACTCAGAGAGGTATCAAAACCTAATGAAATAGTATCACTTGCTAGTGCAGGTTTTTATTACATTAATCTTGATCGTGATGTGATGAGAGATAGACCACTCTTAGATAGACTCAAGCAAGCAAAAGAATATTGTGCAGAGAAAGGTAATCCAGTAAAACTATCTCTACTTGCAAATGAGCATTGTTGGGGTGGATGCCCTATTATGCCAGAACATTATCATTATAATAGTACAAGGAAAGATAGTGACCCTCAGTATTTTAATAGTGATATTAGTAGAGTATCTTGCTCACGTTGGGATGCTTATGACCCTGCACATTCATTAAAAGAAGCGAATCTACCGCCTTGGAGAGAGGATTGGGAAGAGTTTTTAGATGTCATAGATGTATTTAAGTTGCATGGTAGAGAGTCAGCAACCAGATTTAAAGAGTCACTAGACTTGATACAACGTTGGGATGAAGGTAAAGATATATTGTATCCAGAATTTGATGTGTATATGAAAGATGTCAAGGTTAAGGATGCACCTATAAATATATGGCGAAACAAAATTAAAAGTTGCAGATTTGATTGTTGGGATTGCAACTATTGTGAATCTGTGGTAGAATCAGCATTGAAGAGGGAGAAACGTACTATGAATCCTTATGTGGATCGTGTAATCCGAGCTATTGACGCAGCAACGGATAACAATTCTAGGTTTAATCCAGAAGGATATGATGTTTTAGGATTATCATCTGATAAAGTCAGACACTTATTAAATAATCTATGTTCAGAACGTGGCACAGTATATGCTGATGTTGGTTGCTACATGGGTAGTACACTATTTGCAGCATTGTATAAGAACAGTGCAGTAAACGCATATGCCATAGATGATTTTAGTGATGGAGTCATCAAACCAAAGAAAAAAGATTTAGGTAAAAAGTTTGATGTAGAAAATCCAGTAGATGAAATGGTCAAGAACGCAGATAAATGGATGAATCTTGATACCTCAGTTGGATTTGCTGTCAAACCTGTATTACAATGGTTGCCTAATAAAGAGTATAGACCTGATGTTATATTCTATGATGGTGAAGTGGGTGATAATATGAATAAAAACTTAGAACATTTACATGAACAGGCAAAGGATACTTATATTCTAGTCATAGATGATGCTAACTTTAATGGTGTAGTGGACAATGCTAAGAAGTTTCAAGAAGATAAGAATGTAATCTTTGAAAGAACACTTAGGACAGAGATAGCAGAAGATGATAAAAGTTGGTGGAACGGATTACATATATTAGTAATTGAAAAATGATTGACATAAAAGATAATTTTCTGCCTATCAGAGAGTTTGAACAAATGCACTCGGAATTGATGGCATGGAATTTTCCTTGGTACACATCTAAAGTTGTCAATGATAGTGACCAAAATGCAGGTAATAATATGCAATTTACTCATCTATTTTACGAGAGATATTCTCCTGTAGATGATACAATAAACATATTACATCCTATATTAAGAGTCATACAACCAATTTCCATATTTAAGATTAAGGCAAATATAATGCCTAATCAAGGAAAAGTGATAGAACATGGTTTCCATCATGATGTCACAGACTCAGAGTTTCATCCTATCAAAGATCATATGAAAACATCAATCTTTTATATGAATACATGTGATGGATATACTAAGTTTGAAGATGGCACTGTAGTAGAGTCAGTTGCAAATAGATTTGTGACATTTCCAAATCATACTGAGCACACAGGCACAACTACATCTAACTCAGATTATCGTTTAGTTATTAATTTCAATTATGCTTGAAATACTATTATCAATCTTACAGAAAGAACTCTACATGGGTTATATCTTTGGTATCATGATACTGGGAGGATATATTCGTAAGTATAATGTACTCAATGATGTTTACTCACTTGCAAAGAGATATATTAAAGACAATAGGGTGATGATAATTATCACCTCTATATTTGGTGGAGTACTACCAATACCAGGTAGAGTTGCATTATCAGCACCATTATTAGATGCTATAGCACCACCTGATAAGAAGAAGAGGAGTGCATTTGGTATTATTGATTATCTATCTACACATCACTACTATTGGTGGAGTCCATTAGAAAAGACTATCATATTACCTATGGCAGCGTTAGGTATAACTTATGGACAGATGCTATCATATACATTCATACCACTTGTAATATGTTTGACGTACACATGGTGGTATATTTTTAGTAAGGTGGATCCCCGAAGTGTATTACCTAACATGGATGGAATACAAGACTTTGATTGGCAGAGAGCATTAAGAGGTTGGGCACCATTTATAGCAACGATTTGGTTTTTATTGTGTGTAGGTAAAGCAGGAGCAATATTTTTCTTTCCTTGGTTCGCAGTAATGTGTTGTTATTATGCTTATATTTGTAAGGATTGGAACTGGGGTCAGTTTCTTGATGGTAAGTTTGCTATTATTGCAACGATAGTATTAGCACTTGGTGGTGTGGTAGGACTCATCAAAGCACCTGTAATGGCATATCTATCAGCAGCAAATCCAACTATGATTATACCAGTATCAATAGTTGCTACAATAGCAGCATGGATTATGGGGTCATCAGGTAAATACGCAGGAATGACCTCAGCACTTGTAATAATATTTGGTCCTCAATATCTTGTATGGTTCTTGGCAACAGAATACTCAGGATACTTATTATCCCCTGCACACAAGTGTTTAATGATAGGACAACAATACTTTGGTACACCTATAAGAAAGTATTACAAGGTACTTGGTGGATTATGTGCATGGTTAATAGGATATGCTTGGATAACGACATTTTTAATATAAATATATCAGAAGATATAATTTATTGGTAAGATGTCACAACTGAATGTAGGAACTATAAACGCAACTAACATAACCGCTACAGGGGAAGTTGATGCAGACACTAAAGGCACAGTAAAAGGCGCTGATGGTGCATTAGCTGTAGCTGGTGGTCTTGCCGCTGACGCTACCGTAACAGGCAAAGTTGGTTCTTCCGCTGCTACTGGTGGAACATTTACAGGCATCCTTACTTATGTGATGGCTAACAACAGCGTTCAGTAATAGGAG